ATCAGGCCAAATGGAAAGCTGCAACAGAATTCTGTTTAGACCGTGGTTGGCAGTTCATGTTAATTACGGAAGACCATCTAGGACTTTAATTTTTTGGATATTTTTTACCGAGCCTAGAATTGGCTATTTTTTGTTTGGTTTCTTCACTATGTTTTTTACCGGTTCTTGAAATGGATATTTTTCTTTTAGCTTCCTTACTCATATTTTTCCCGGTCATTCCTATTTGGCTAACTTTAGATGTTTCAAAAATAATGGTTCCAGTACCAATATATTGAAATTCCATATCAAATTCCAAACAAAGTAATTTATTGTAAGTATTAAACTGTTCTTGAGTGATTGATATATATTTCATGCTGGCATTCCTTTACAATGTTAGAGTAGGTGCGAGTTCCCGCTCGGCGACCTACACCTATTTATAAAATAACAACTAAATAATCAAATGGCATCTAAACTTACAGAACTCACTCAGCAAAAAACAGCAGCCGAACTTCAAACTATGTCCAGAGAATCAATGGATTGGTTAATGAAGAAGATTTCTATCATCCGTAGTCCGGGTAATATTGCTGATAGTATTGCAGCCGAAAAATCTCGACACACCAATAACTTTATGATTGGTGGTTTGTATTGTTATTATTATGATCCAAAGACCAAAGATAAGTTGCCATACTATGATATCTTTCCACTTACTTTGGTATTGGAACGATATAATGATGGTTTTCTAGGTTTGAACCTACATTACTTGCCACTCCGATACAGATTGGCATTTTTATCCAAACTGATGGATTACGCCTCCTATGACGATAAAAACAATATTCAAAGGGTGCGTATCAGCTATGACATTTTAAGGGCCTCCAAGTCGTTAAAAGAGTTCAAACCATGTATTAAAAGATATCTGACCAACCAAGTCAGGTCAAAAATACTTGCCATTCAGCCAAATGAGTGGGATGTGGCAGCTTTCCTGCCCGTTCAAGATTTTAAAAAGGCAAAAACAAGTGCAGTATGGCAAGAGTCCGTAGAAAGTTTAAGGAACTAAAATGGCAGGTAATATTAATCAGTTTAAGTCAAGTTTTTATACCGAGGTTGCCAGACCTTCAAGATTTGATGTAACCATACCGGTGCCAATAGTTTTGGCACAGTATATCACCGCTGGTAGAAATTTGAGTTTTCGTTGTGAAAATGCAGAACTACCAGGCAGGTCATTTCAGACCACCGAAAAGAAAATTGGTTCTGCACCAATTGAAAAGTTTCCGTACCATACCATGTATAACGAAACATCAATGACATTCATTGTTGGTGATGACATGAAAGAAAAGATTTTCTTTGATGCATGGATGGAGTTGGTTAATCCAACCACCAACTTTAATTTTCAGTATAAATCAAACTATGCAGTTGATGTTTCTATTAATCAGTATAGTTTAACAAATGATTTATCTTACTCTGCTGTATTAAGAGATGCTTTTCCAATTGCAATGAACCAATTGGACATGGATTGGTCAAATGAAGGCTACCATAAATTGACAGTTGTATTTGCATACACACAATGGAACAACAATACTGTTCAGAGCCTTGGACAGTCCGTTCTACAAGGTGCTGTTACTGGTTTGGTTAACGATGTGACATCATTGACATTTTGATTTGATAAAGGAGTTTTAAGATGGCTTTGCCAAAAATTGATACGCCGGTCTATGACCTTGATTTACCACTTTCTAAGAAAGCTATTAAGTTTAGACCTTTTTTAGTTAAAGAACAAAAGAACTTGATGATGGCAATGGAATCTGATGATAAAGAAACCATTGAAAAGAACATTCGCCAAGTATTAACGAATTGCACCATTACAGAAGATGTTGTTATTGATAAACTACCTGTAATTGATGTTGAATATTACTTTTTAAACTTGAGAGCTCGTTCCGTTGGTGAAGTTGTAGAAAACAAATATGTTTGCACCAATGAAGTTGATGGCACTCAATGTGGTAATAAAATGTCCGTTAAGTTTAATATACTTGATGTGAAAGTTGAATTTGATCCAGAAAGTTCTGATGAAATCAAAATTAACGATAAGATTATTATTAAAATGAAATATCCAGAGTTTTCTTTGGTCAATAAATTGGCCAACAAAGAATCTGCTGTTGATGTTGCATTTGAAGTAGTATTAGATAGTATTGATTATATTTTTGATGGCGAACAATATTATTATGCTGCTGAAACACCAAAAGCCGAATTAATGGAATTCATTGAATCTTTGAATCAGGATCAATTTAGTAAACTGGAAGAGTTTTTTAACCATTTACCAAAGATGAACAAGAAGATTGAAATGAAGTGTTCTAAATGCGGTTTTGACCATACGATTAGTATGGAAGGTCTCGAAAGTTTTTTCGAATAATATTTTGTCATGACAACCTGAGAAATTACTATAAAACTAATTTCTCTTTGATGCAACACCATAAGTATTCTCTCACGGAACTTGAAAATATGATACCGTGGGAAAGGGACATATACATCGCTATGTTGGTTCAGTATATTGAAGAAGAAAATGAAAAAATAAAACAACAACAAGCTTCAATGAAACGATAGATGTCACAACTCAAAGACCTTTTAGAAAAAAGAAAAGAACTTGACCTCAAGTTAAAGATGCACGCCGCCAGTATGGGCGGCAACACTCGTTCCAAAAAAAGTAAAACAGTTTCAGAAAAACCTGATGAAATTCTATATGAGTTGACAGATAAAGCAATTGCAATGGCTGACAAAATAATGAAAGCCAAAGGTGTGCAAGAAATGATGAGTAATCCAATTATGTCATCTGTAGCTTCAAAGCCAAAAGAAGAACCACAAAATCAACCTGAAGCACCAGTTGCTGAGCCAATCAAACAATCTCCCAAAGAATCAAAAAAGAATACAGAAGAAAAAAAAGTTTCTGTTAAGAAAAAAGATCCTTTAGTTACCAAAATAAGTTCCGGTTCTGAAATTCCACTCAAAGTAAAAGATGGTGCAGCTGATATATTGGCTAAAATTGCCAATCATCAGAAAAAATGGGAAAAGTTTGAAAAACTAAAAGGCAAAAAAGATAAGAAGTATAGAAAAGAACTTGATGACCAAAAAGAAAGATTCCTAGAAGAAACCATCGAGGCGTTAACTGGTAAAAAACCATCAGTAGTTGGTCGTATGGTTCGTAAAGCCAAAAGATCCGGATTTATGAAGTATGGTATTATGGCTGCTGGCGCAGTAGGCACTTTCTTTTTGGCCGAAAAGGCACTTGCTAATGTTGATTGGAAATCCATTATTCCAGGATTTGGTGGTGGAGAAAATGGTAATGCCGAAGGTGCTAGTGGATTAACTTTTAAACAATTAAATCCACAACAACAAGAAGCACTACTTGATGCACAAGCTAAAGGTGAAGGTGCCAATAAGTTAGGTACTTTACCCAACAGAATGAATAATCCTGGTGCTCTGATAATTCCAAAAGGTGGTAAAATACCTGATTATGCAAAAGACCTTGGTGCTGAACTAGGTGAAAATAATGAAGTTGGTACGATGTTAAAGTTTCCAACAATGGAAAAAGGTCGTGAAGCACAAAGAAGAAATTGGGAAAAAAATTATTCTGATATGCCCATTTCGGATGCTTTAAGTAAATGGACAACAGGAAAAACAGGAAATAAAGCTCCATATGAATCTATGGTTACTGATGCAATAACAAAAGCTGGTCCTGTTCCTACAGCCTCAAATAAAACACCAGCGGCCATTAAAGATATGGCCATCACAAGTGATTTTGGTAAAAGAATTAACCCAATTTCTGGCGCACATCAAGACCATGAAGGTATTGATATTCGTGGTTCTGAAGGTCAAGATGTTATTGCAGTTTCAAAGGGAACGGTTGCAAGTATAACAGATTCTCCTGATAGAGGCACCACAGTAGTATTAGACCATGGTGATGGAGTAACTACAACATATCGACATTTAAAAAATCCTGCTGTTGCTGTTGGAACTGTTGTTGAAAGAGCCGATAAGATTGGTGAAATTGCCCCAAAATTATCCAAAACAACCGGCCCACACTTACACCTTGAGGTGAGGCAAAACGGTCAAGCTTTGGATCCAAAACAATTCTTAACATTTAATCCTGTTGCACCTAAATTGGTTATTCAAGATAGAGATTCACAAGTTGGTGCAACACCTAAAAAACCAACTAACACTGGTGGTACCAAAGTTTCTGTGTTAAATAATAATACCAATGTAATGAATGGTGGTACTACCTATCAGATATCACAATCAAATCCAAAACAAAATTCACAACTTTTTGATAAACAATACGGTTAAAAAATGAACTACAATGAAGCCGCAAGAACACGAAGAACGGGCTTATTAAGCCTTATCGCTGAAAAGAAATTTCAAGATGGCCAGAGCCTTGGTTCCTCTATTGGCGGTGCTATTTCAGATAAATTTAAAGCCAAAGCCGTAGGATTTAAAGAAAAGTTTGATCCGTTGAATATGATTCGTGGTGTGGTGGGTAAAGGTGTTATTGGTAAATCATTAGTAACACTTGCTGGTCGTGCCATGGGGAAAGATGAAGATGATATTCGCCATTTTGGTGGATATGGTAGTAGGAAAAGAAAACTTTATGAAACTTTGAGTAAAAGAGATCCATTAATTTCTACAATTGGTCCTGGTGCTGTAGTTAATATTAGACCTGGTGATACTGCTGCTAATATAATGGCCAAAACATATAATTTCATGGAAAAAACACATGAAACATACAAAAGAAATTATGAATTGGATGAATTATTCCGCAAAGAGCAATACGATGAAGATGAACGCCGCCATAAAAAATTGATTGATGCATTATTGGATAGAAAAGAACCTGCAAAAGAAGAAGAAAAGGATGATAGTAAATCTTTTATTCAGAAATTGTTGGAAGGATTGAAAAAAACACTTGCATTTATTTTAGAACCATTTAAAATAATTTTTACATTACTAAAAGATATATCGTTATTAATTGGTACAGCTGTGTTGAGTTCTTTAGCCAGTTTGACAACTTTTTTGGTGGGTTCCATTCTTTCTATTGTTAGTCCTGCTATTGCTCTTTTGGCTGAATTATCCGTTAAGAGAGCAATTAGTGGTATCGCAAGCAAGATACCAATTCCTTGGTTAGGAAATGCTATCGCTGCAGGTGCAGCCATATGGTTTGGTAATGAGGCGTTGGACTTAGATAAAAAACTTATTGGAAATTTGGTTCCATCCGATGTTTTAAAGGAATCTGAAGTTGGATCAAAATCTGAATACGACAAAGCTAGAGATATCAATAATAAAACGGATCAAGGGCCAGCAAAAGTTACAACCCAAAGAAAATTTGATGAAGAAAAGAAAAAACTTCAAGATAGAATGGATGATAATTTCAAAAAAGAAATTGAACCTATTTTAAAAGCAGCAGGTTATACAGTTGATTACGAATATAGAGATAATCATTTGGGATTAGCCAACGGATTGGATTTACCAACAATTTATGATAAGAATCGCCGTCAAGTATATCCTGAAGGTATTGCTTTAATTGTTGCTGGAGTTAAACAAACTGAAGGAGTGTTAGAAACACTTAAAGGTGATACTGAGGCAATAAAGAAAATATTAAAAGTTCCAGATTTACAAGAACAAATACACCAAAAAGTTGAAGCTGCCGGTTCAAAAGTAAATTCTTTATTAAAGTCCGATAATTCTTCAAAAGTAAAATCTATTCCACCACTAATAGAAACCGATGCCAATGGTATCGCAAGTAATGAACAAGTGGTTTCTGTTGTTAATACCCAAAACAATATTGGTGGCGGTGCACCAAAAATGGTTGATACTGGTACTACCGCTTTGCGTAACGGTGAAATCAATAATCTGGTTTATGTAGTTTAACCAATAAAAAAACCCACCATAAAGGTGGGTTCTAAACCAAGGGGTTAAGGTTTAATCTTCTTCAGCTAACTTGCTGAAATAACTCAAATCATCTTCATCGGATGTATCATCTTTAAAAGGTGAATCTTCTGCCTTTGCTTTAGGTGCATCAAACGTCTTTGCTTTAACTTGTTCTACGGTTGTGCGTGGTGCTTCACCATTCAAACCAAGAACTTTATCAAGGCGTTGTTTCAAAACATCATATGACTTGAATTCTTTATCAGAAATCAATTCTTGTAGTGAAAACTCATTCTTCCAAATCTTCTCCAACTCATCATCATCTTCCA